GCCGGCCTGCGCGGCACCGGCCTGCCCGGCGACGCCCATCTCCCGCAACGCGCCGGCGATGTCGGCGATCTTTGCCTTGGCGTCTCCCAGTTGGGCGCGGATCGTCATCATCAACGTGGTTTCGGTCATTCTTTCACTTCCTTCAGCCCCAGAATCGCCAGCGCATCGGAGGTGGCATCCTCCTGCACCGTGCCGCCCCGCAGCCCGGCGGCGAAGGCGCGCACGTCACCTGCATCGCCCCAGACAGCGGTGCGGATCAGATCGAGTTGGCGCAGATCCTCGGTCGCCTGCACCTCGCGATGCCCGGCGGTGATCGCGCGCATCTGCGCCAGCGTCATGTTCAGACAGTCGTCGAGCCGGTGTCCGTGGCATCCGAGCCAGGCGAAGAGCGTTCCCCATGCAACGCCCTGGCCGCCACGATCCGTTCCTGTGTCGCGCGCAGCACCGGCAGTACGCGCTGGTGAAAAAAATCGAGGTTCACCGTGTAGACGGTGGCCACGAGTTCCATGAAATCGTCGGCGAACAGGCCGTCGATCTCGTCGGGGTCCAGCCCGGTCGCCACGCAGCAGGCGTCGCGCACCGCATCGGCATGGCCGACCACCGCACCCGGCAGGTCATCCGCCAGGATCATCGGCATGGCGGGCGCGATGGCCTTCGAAAACGCCGCGATCTGCCGCACGCGCAGCGGCAGGATCTCGATGCGGTGCCCGCCGACGGCCACCGGCACCGGCACGGGCACGAAGGATTCGAGGCTCATCAGCGCGACACGATCAGGAGTTCGTCATTGCCAACCGACGGCAGGAAGCGCAGTTCGGTTTCGAACAGCACCCGGCCCTCGTAATCCACCCGCTTCGGCGCGATGCGCTGCACCTTGGGCGCGAAGACAGTGATCCGCTGGCCCGCCACGGTGCCATAGGTGAACGACAGCGAGGTGGTCGCGTTCGCGTTCATGTCGCTGCGCCAGGTCACCTCTTCGGCCGCCGACAGCGCCACCGTCATCTTGCCGGTCACCTCGCGGTCGACGATGTCGATCGCATCGCCGCCCAGAAGCTGGATGTAGGACAGCTTGTTCCCGAGGTCGATTTCCAGTCCGCGCGACACCAGCGGCGTGCCGCCGGAAATCGCGCCGGTGCCCGCGTTGTAGGTCGATCCCAGCCGGATATCGCCAGCAGTGCTGTCGATGATCAGGTCGGGCCGGATCCAGTCGGCATAGGCATAGGCGCCGACCGAACCCGTGGCAGCCCCGGTGTCGAAGCCCATCATGTTGAATTCCATCGTCGGCCGGTCACCCGAGACGAGATTGAACTTCACCGATCCGCGCCCACCCTTCGAGGCATAGGCGATACCATCCTGCACGAAGCGGATTGCGCCCATTTCCTGCCCGGTCGACACCGGCGCATAGGCCACATGGCTGGTCCCCACGATCGTCTCGGCCATGCCGCACATCCGCAGCAGCCGCCCCCAGGCCGGCGGCGTGTCCGCATCGCCCGAACCCCAGAATTCGCACTTGTAGCGGAAATCCGCGTTGCGCGCCTTCACCAGCTGGTCCGACCCGCCCATGTAGCCGCGCAGCAGCGCCCGGTCGACATATTCGCGGGTAATTTCGTGGTCGGGCATCTCGGTCATCAGGATCGCGTCGGTTGCCACGAAGGTCGGAATGACCGGCGTGGCGGTGATCTGCGCCTGGATGACGGTATTGCGGGTATAGCGGCTCATTTCAGGCGCTCCTTGGGTTTGGGTTTGGGCGCATCCTCGGCCGCGTCGGCCGGCGGGGCGCTGGTCGGCATTTCAGACAGGACACCTGTCTCGGTGTCATAGAAGTATCGCCCGCCGCGCGGCGGGATCGGAATCGGGCGGTCATCCATGGTCAGATCCTCAACTCGAAGGTGGTGGCGTAATCCTCGCGCCAGCAGGCGATGCCGGGCGCGTATTGCGCGAGCTGCCCGCCCACGAAATCCATCGGCTTGAAAAGCCCGGCGTCCGGCGTCCATTTGGTCAGCGCCGCGCGCAGCTCGGCGCAGAGATCGTCGAACAGGTCGGCTGTACCGTAGTCGGTGTCGCCGTCCTGCACCCTGGTCATCAGCACGAAAACCCCGAAGCGCATCGCCAGCATCTGGCTGTGCATCCCCAGCATCTGCGACGGCCCGGCCGCCACTGAAACCGGCGTGACGAGCGCGGCGGGATAGCCGAGATCGGCGCGGCTGGTCAGCGCATGCCCGACCTGGGCAAAGCCCGGGCATTGATCCGTGATCCGGTCGATGATCTGGCGGAGCCGCATCAGACTTCCTCCAGTTCGCAGACCAGGAACCCGTCCGACGCCGGCGACGCGGACCGGGCGACCGTGAGGATCCGGAATTGCCGTCCCGAAACCGAAACAGCGTCTCCAGCCGCCAAGCCTGGCACGCTGTCACGCGGCACCTGCAGTGTCGGCAGCGGGATCATGAGGCCCCTGCCATCGGCCGCATCCACCTCCACCGGCTCGTCGCGGAACACGGCCGGCACCACCACCGTGGCGCCACCCGCCGGCGTGATGCTGACCGGCGCGCCAAAGATGCCGGTCAGCAGAGAGGACATGCCGTCGAAGACGGACATCAGAGCGTGAACGCCCCGCCCAGCCGCACCCGGCCGATGGTTTCGCCCGCACCGGACCCGGTCGCCGCCAGCGCCACACCGATCAGCTTGTTGGTGCTGGCGGTCGTGGTGCAGGCCTTGGCCGTGTCGTCCCAGTAGATGCGCGCGCCGACCGTCCAGGCCTGCGAGCCGGTCTTGACCAGATCGAACACACCCTCGGTGACGATCTCGACATCGGCGCCGGACGCAGCGCCATGCACTGCGACGCCGAACAGCGAACCGACCAGCACGCCCGTTCCCGCGACCACCGTGGCGGGGGCGGGAACCGTCACCTGGCGCCCCTCTTGCACATAGTTCTTCATGTTCCGATCCTCTCGGTTGATGGGTTGAAACGACGAAGGGCGGCAATCGCCGCCCTTTCGTCACGTCCTGTCCGGGCGCCCGTCAGGCGCCGATGTTCTTGTAGCCGCCGACGAAGTCGATCGCGCCGCAGCCAAAGTCATGCTCCAGCGACATCTTGGTGCCCTGCACCCCGAACGGGTCTTCCATGCGGAAGCGCGGTGCGGTGTAGCCATCCAGCAGGCCCCATTCGAAACAGGGCGCATCCTCGATCGGCGCGAACATGTACCAGGCATTGCCGGTGATCTTCGGCGTGCAAAGCACCGACATCAGCGTGTAAAGCGGATTCGCATTGCTGATCTGGGTCGGCACGATCGGCGAGACGAAGGACAGCGCCTCGGTTTCCTTGTCCGGCCCGACCAGCAGGAGACTGGCATCGAGCGCCAGATCGTTGCCATCCGCCGACTTCCGCTTGCGGATCGCTGCGCGGCCGGCAGATACCGACGTGAGGTTGATCGCCGCCCCGGAAGCTGCCTTGGTGAGATCGGTGGTGTTGAACACCTGGCGGCCGGTGGTCACCAGCGTCGGTCCGTCGGAGTTGGCGCCACCCAGCATCATCGCGAAGAAGGTGGCCTCCTCGAAGCGCGACACCGCCCGGCCACGATCGGCCAGCACCTCGGCCAGCCCGTCGAGGCTGTCATTGACCAGAAGCTGGCGGCTCAGCAGCACCTGCACGCCATAGGCCTTGACCGCGGTCTTTTCCTTCGATTCCCCGAAGGTGCCGGCCTTGATCTCGCCGCCCTCCGGGCTCACCGGCTGCAGCGACGGGAAGTCGCCCATCCGCACGGTCGTGTGGTCGCGGAAGTCGGTATAGGTCCGGCGCTTCGCCAGCCGGCGATAGACCGGCTGCGCCTGGGCATAGCGCGCCGCCAGCGACCGGTTCATCGCGTTTTCCAGCAGGATCGGGAAGTCGCTGGTCGAATGGAACGCCATCCGCAAGACATCCTCCCGCGCGCCGAAATTGGCGGGCACGCGCGTCTGCCCCATGCGGGTCGCCGCCATCTCGACCAGCGAATAATCCATGTACGGTCGCGCGGCCTCATGCGGTTCACGCCGCGCCAGGCGGGCGACAAGGGCCTCTTCCATGCCCAGCCGGCGGGTTTCGGTCTCGTCCATGCCGCGACCGGCCGGGCGCTGCGATCCGGGAACCGGCTCGCGCTGCGCCATTGTCGACATGAACCGCGTGCCGGCCGCCTCGGCCGACGTGCCGTCGTTGACCACTGCGGTCACGTCTTCATCGGTCAGGCGGCCAGCGGCCACAAACGGTTGGGCCATTTCGCGGATCATCGTCACACGCTGGCGCTCGGCCATCACGGCGGCCTGCACGGCGCCGTCATTCTGGGCAGGAGGTTGCGTCTGCGTCGGCTGTTGCGCCGGCGCGGGGGTCTGCTGGGTGGTCATTCTCGTCTCCATGGTTACGGCCACCGCGGCCGGGGCGCCGCCAGCGGCGGCGGGACGGGACGCACCGGCATTGGTGCGGCCCGGAGCTTTCTGGCGCATGAGCGCCTGCCAGGACGTCATCGCCGCCTCCAGGCGGGTACGATGGTCTTCCCGCGCAATCGGATCGGCAGACGGGGCCGATTGCGCCTCGGTCGCGATGGCATCGGCGAAGCCCGCTTCAATCGCCGCATCGGGTGCGTAGAAGGTTTCGGCCGCCATGATGGCGAGCACCTCGTCGAGGCTCCGCCCCGACCGCTGCGCATAGACCTGGGCATAGACACGGGCGAGCATGTCCAGGAAATCCGCCTGCGAGCGGAGCTCGCTCGCATTGCCATATACATAGCCCGACGGGTCGTGCAGCATGATGAAGCTGCCGGCGGTCATCTCGCGCACCGCGCCGCCCATCAGGATCAGCGAGGCGGCCGAACAGGCCTCGCCTTCCACGATGATCCTGCAGCCGCCGGGATGGTTGGCGAGCGTCGTCCGGATGATCTCGCCGGCGACAGGATCGCCGCCGGCCGACGACAGGCGCACGGTGACACGTCCGTCACCAAGGGCCTGCAGGGCTTCGCGAACGAGCTGCGGGCAGAAGAAGACCTCTCCTTCCCAGGTCCAGCCCGCCTGTTCGTCCGACATGACGTAGCCGGAAAGAACCAGCTCGCCCCCGATGACAAGATCGCTGCCGCGGCGGTTCATGGTTGTGCCTCCTGTTTCGCCTTGGCCGCGCGCGCATCGCGGGCCGTCGGCAGGGTTTGGGTTTCGACCGGCCCGAGCTGGCTCTCCGCATCGGCCTTCGCATCTTCCGCCCGCTCCTTGCGGATGCGGTCCGGGTCCAGACCAAGCGTGCGCTGGACTGTCTGGCGGCTGGTCACCCCGCCGTCGATCTGTTTCAGCATCGCGTCGATCTCGTCGTTGGGGTCGATCAGCGGGCGGCGCGGCGCCGTGTGTTTCAGCGCCCATTCCTCGCGGGCAAGGTCCTGCTCGGGCAAGAGCCGCCAGGCCTCGCGGCACCACCGCTCCACTCCGGTGCAGAACTGCAGGATCACCATGCGCTGCCAGCGCTCCACATTGCGGTCCATCTCCATCCGGCCCATTCGGCCGGACGAGAAGTTCACGCCCGACAGATCGCCCGACAGCGATTCCCGCGTGATGCCCGTTCCCATGGCGATGGCCCCGATCGCCTCGCGCATGAAGGCCGGATAGTCATCGACCTTGGGCGGATGCGTGAAGGTGACAGCCGCGCCCTCCGGCGCGCCGACGATGGCGCCGGGCTCCATCTTCTCGATACCCTTGAACTTTGCGGCGCCGGGCGTGCTATCCTTGTCATAGGTGACGATCGCCGCCAGCAAGGCCGCCATCTTCTGCTTCAGGATCTGCGCTTCCTGGTAGTCGGAGATCTCGCCCAGCGTCATCATCACCGGCGCCATCCACGGCACCCCGCGCAGCTGGCCCGGCCGATCCATGCGCCGTATATGCAAAACGTCGCGCCACGACACCCGCTCGGACTTGAGGCCATGCCCGCGCAGCCGTGTCGCGCCGGGATGCTCGGGAAACAGGTGATAGGCCTCGATATCGCCGATCGGGGAGTATTCGATGCCTTCGATCACCTCGTTCTGGCCCCAGCTGGCCACGCTGTCGTCCAGATGATCGGCCTCCAGCAACTCGACCTGGAAGCCGAGCGGAAGATCCTTCGCATATTTGCCGCGACGGATGCGGCGGCGCGCCAGTATCTCGCCATCGCTGAACACCGTGCCGATCACGGTTTCCTGCATGGCATAGAGGTCAAGCTCGCCCCGCGCGTCCAGCGCCGGCGTCAGCAGGTGCTTTTCCAGCACGGCCCAGATGCGCGCCTGCAGGTCGGCGTCGGGATGCGCGACCGAAGGCACGATGCCGGTGCCCACGACATTGGCGACCACGACCTCGCGGGCACGGGCGGCATAGGGTCGGTTGCGAATCATGTCGCGGCTCAGCTGCCGCAGCCGCGCACGGGAGCCGAAGGCCGCCGCATCGGCATAGCTCGTGCCGCCGATCGCCAGTTCGTCGGCGCCCGTGGGCAGGCGCAACGCGGCGATCCTGCGTCCGGCGAGCCCATAGGCGAGCGCTTCGGTGTCCATGACGGCCTCAGCCTGCGTTGAAGATGCCCGCATCCT